GGCGACTACAACACGCATCATCGTGCTAAATGCCGAATTGATGCAGTAGTCAACATTCCGGAACTTGTTCAAGCTAATCAGTGGAACCTGATAAACCCTCTAAGTGTGGCCTGGGAATTAATGCCCTGGTCATTCGCTATCGATTGGTTTGTCCCGATCGGTAACGTTTTAGAGGCATGCTCCGCGAAAGCGGGATTGATGTTCGTTTCGGGTTCGGTGACGGAACTGAGCGAGGGCACTGAAATATGCTCTGGCAAATATTTTCCGCCACCTGCTTCGATACGTAATCCGGGTGAGTATATGGTACAGAAGTTTTGCATGCGCAGAACTCCCTTGTATTCATTTCCCACACCGCTTCCGTATACGAAGCAGAACCCGTTCACTTCAACCCACATCGCCGATGCGCTTGCGCTTTGGCGACAGATGCCTGGCCTCCGTTAATGGTCAGGCTTGTCTAGCTTGTATACCAAGCTACCCTACTCGGGACAATCCCGTTCCGATGTATGTTGGAGACAACAATGCCTCAACTTGCAAACCTCGTCCTCACGGACAGGGCCGGCACACCGGTGAACCACACGTATGTCCCTCGGGACATCGTGGGGAACGTCGCGACTGTCGTGGAGTCAACGGGCGTGCCCGTTGGCGATAACCGGTACACCGTATCGTCTCGTCGCACGGCGAATGGAAATTATATAATTTCTGTCCGCCTCATTCTTCCTATTGTTCAGACCCAGACGATCAACGGGATCGCGACACCTGTCGTAGTCCGTACTTCGTATGTGGATCTGGACCTCAAGTTCAGTGCTTTGAGTACCGAACAGGAGAGGAAGGATGCCGTTGGTCTTCTCTACTCGAGTCTCGACCCGAGTAAGTGGACCAATGATGTTCTGACGAAGCTTCAGGGGGTGTATTAGTCTAAATGGCTGATACTCCTTTACGCGGTCGCGTGTCTGAACTCACGCTGTTGACCTTCGGGTTGATGGTAATGGTGTTCGGACTCGTGCTCGTGTTCCTGATGGTTACGTACAGCCGTACGCAACTACCTCAAACCATAGGGATACCCATGTATGAGCACTCCGAAAAGAGCACACAAACCGTGCGCGAATCGACGAGTAACCGAGTCGATAACAACCGAGTTCATCCAGAAGATTCAGTCTCTCCACGGGTGGTCGATTAAAACCGACTACCTAAAGAAGGCCTTTCTGGATAAGTTCGTGTCTAAAGACACGGACCCTGCATCTGTCCGACGTCAGCGTGCCATTAACAAGTGGCTTGCTGCCGAAGCTGATAATGCAGCAACGAACGATAGAATCGTAACTTACCCACCGGATTACCAAATTCTTCCGGGGGTCCGATTCGACGCGTTCGTTGATTGGGCAAGGTTGCTTATCGAAACCACGATTGGCGAGGTTCCACCCTATGAAGCCTTAATCGGCTCTTTTAGTGGTGGCGCATCGACTAGCCGTAACCGTACTGTCTCGCATCCTGCGGGAAAGTACGTCGGAGAAGCAGATGTTACCTCTAGAGCTTTGGAACTGTTCGAGGATCTCCTTGAACATATTCCTGGCTGGCCTATTAGCACGGCCGATCTCCGGATCGTTGAAGGGAACATTATGTTCACCGTTCCAAAGAAAACGGATATTGATCGTTGTGCTTGTAAAGAGCCTGACATCAATATGTTCATGCAGAAGGGCCTTGGCGACGAAATTCGTCGATGTCTGAAGCGGGTTGGTATCAACCTCAATGATCAGAGTCGTAATCGTCGTTTGGCGTACGAAGGTTCCAAGAGTGGTCTTTTGGCTACTCTCGATCTTAGTGCTGCCAGTGACAGCGTTACTTCTTCTCTGGTTTTTGCGTTGTTGCCTCCTTGTTGGTTTACGTTGCTTGACGCCTTGCGGTGTGAAGTAACGTGGATTGACGGTGAGCTACACCGTAACGAGATGTTCTCTTCTATGGGCAATGGGTTCACGTTCGAGCTTGAAAGTTTAATCTTTTGGGCTCTGGCGAAAACCACTGCTTATTTTACGGGAACTCCCGGCATCATATCCGTGTACGGGGACGATTTGATCGTTCCGTCTGACATGGCGCAAGATCTCATATGGATTTTGTCGGTCTTCGGTTTTCAAACGAACCGCGACAAGTCCTTCACTGAGGGTCCCTTTCGGGAATCTTGCGGGGGTCACTATCACAATGGCCTCGATGTAACTCCTTTCTATCTGAGGAAGCCGATTGAGACATTATTGGACGTTATCCATACGGCCAACAGCCTACGTAAATGGGCTGCTCAAGACGCGTATAAGATCCTTGATCCAGAAGTCGAAGAGATTTGGCTATGGTTAAAGGGTTTTGTTCCTCCAGAGCTTTGGGGTGGCCGTGATACTAATGCCAAGTATTCTCTTGTCACGCCTGACCTTCCGCGTAAGCGGCTTCAGGCAATCACAAAAGACTGTGAGACAGGACTTGGTGGTTATTATCACTGGTTGAACTTAACTTGGAAGCGCGATAGATCGTTTGATGAAGGTGTGGAAACCTCTATCAGACTGATCGAGTCCCCGAAGTATCGGGTGCGTCCAAATCGCGTTCAGGTGAACCAGTTGTCTTTCGTGTTCTTGGCAGAACTCGAAGACATATTGGCCGACAAACCGGGTGGTAACCCGGAATCCAGCTAACTACAGGTGG